ACATATGAGGTCTATCTATATACTCACCATTAATAACTGTCTTTTGCACGATTCCTTTGTCAGGATAAGCCTTTATCATTTTGTCAAAAACACTTCTTTTAATTAACATACATCCTGTTGGACTATGCGTTACTTCCATAACTCCGTTATCTAACTTTATATCTTCTGGGTTATCTACTTTCATTGGATAAGTATTTAAATATCTATGTATATCTTCAGGGCCCTTAACTTCACCATCATTCCATTTTTTGTAAAGTTTATCCCACATCATTGTTTTTAAGGGGTAGGGAATAGACATCAATTCCTTATCTTTCTTTAACATTTTTAATATAGAATCTGCTCTAAAATATATATCTGAATCTACGAATAACATGTGGGTACATTTAGATTCTAAAAAAGCTGATACACATAAGTTTCTACCTTGGGTGACTAAAGAAGATTTTAACAATGTAAATGTAATTTTTATTCTATGTTTTATACATAGCTGTTGTAGTTCAAGTAACGCTTGTGTGTAATGCATAGCAACATTACTATGACAAGGTGTACAAATCATAAGAAAAATTTCAGGTTTTGCTTCTTTTTGTCCGGTGTCCCGTTTCCACATAGGAAGACTAGCTTTCTCGTAAGGTGTTACCTCAACTTCTTTTAAAGTTTGATAAGTGTCTTCATTTATTGTTTCTTTCATTTAACGCTCCTTTCAAAAAGTTAGTCCACTCCATACCTTTTTTGTCCCAACTATAAAATCTTTTATAAAACTTTTGTTGTTCTTCTAGATGTTCCTGCATAAAATTTTCATGTAAGTAACTAGCTGCTATGTTAATAGCTCCAGCAGTATCTTGTGCCATTTGTTCATAATTTTTAGAATAATTAATGTATACAGGCCACTCTGCACATGTTTCATATAAAGCTCCAAAGTTATTTGTAATTACATGCACACCAGATGCTAAAGCTTCAAGAGCAGAAGCACAAGATGTTTCTTCAAATATACTTGGATATACAAACATATCGTAGTTAGGCATCATTTCTTTTATATACTCATTAGGTTTGTAACCTATGTAGTTTACGTTAGGTAATTTCTTAGCTTGTTCATACAACGCTTCAAAATCTTTTTCAGTATTATCTGCAAATTCAGAACCATAAACTTTACAAGAACTATAAACATCTAATTCTATATTAGGGTTTTCTATATCTTGCATAGCTCTTAATAATACATTCAAACCTCTCCAAGGAGTACAATGATGTATTAATTTAATAGGTGTACCTCTTTTGTATATTTTTCTAATTGGAAAATCTTCTACACCGTTCTTAATAACAACTGATTTTTCTGTAGGTATATCAAATATCATTCTAAATTTTTCATAATTCCAATGACTGTTAAATACATACCAATCATATTCGGAGTGTCTTTCTTTATTGGTAAAGAATTCTTGAAGGTTAGGTTGATCCCAAGAATTTTTTTGCCAAAGAATATTTAGTTTGTTAGGATCTATTGGGACTTTACCTGGTATAGATGTGCATATTTGTACTTGATCTAGTAGTTCTTTTGAAACATGCTTTTCAAGCATTTCCATTTGCAACTCAGTTGCGCCTCGAGGTTTCATTATTCTTTTGTGGCAGCACCCATAGAAACTTTAGTCACTTTGATTTCGAGGTCTTGTCTAAAATCATCCACAGAAGTGTCAGTATTGGGATCAGCAACATCATTATCAAAATCAATTTTACTAGCATATATTTTACCAGTTCTTTTGTGTTTAATAATTTCTTTTGCTTCAGCTGGTATTTTTATTATATCACTCATTTTTGTCTCCGTCCTTGTCTATTGTATTTTTTATTATTCTGCAACTTCTTTTTTTTATTAGGGTTCTTACAATGTCTTCTAGGTCTCTTCCTAGGTTTATCTCTTTCAACAAAGTCTTTAAATTTTCTAGCCATTTTCCTGTGAACGGTCTATTAAAGCATAACTAACAATACCTGTAATCTCATTAGCTGCACCTGCTTGCATAGATAAAACATCACTTGCTTCTAAATTCAAAGATCCTTTAACCATATTTGTAGTTGCTTTATTTAATTCTTCATAAGAAATTTTTTTAATTGATCCACCTGATTTTGTAACCAGAGCATGAGTATCTACATTACTTGCAGTATCGTGTACTGCTTGTATACTTTTTACAATTATAGTTGCATCAACAGGGCACGTCAAAACTGGTGTAACGTTAGTAGTTGTTAAATCAAATGTTTCGCTTTTATATCTTATTGTCATTGCATAAAGTAATTAAACGAATCTTGCTCGTTTTTCAAGTCTTGTTGGTATGAAGTATTTAACTGATTTTCAATAGTTGCAAGACCTTGGTTTATTTGTCTAAAGCCTTCTACACTATATTCTTGTGGTGGTTCAGGTACATATACATTTATTTTAGCCATGTAATGCTGCTCCTCTCTCTGAAGAATCAAACCCACCACTAGGTGAAGTACTCGGTGCACTTTGGTTTGCTCCACCAGGTCTATCTCCTCGGCCCCTATCACCTCCAGAGGAATTTTGATTATCTAATCTTTTTTGTATTTGTTGTATTTGATTTTTATTTTGAGCAGCTATTAATTGTTTCTGCATTCTTTTGTCTTGTAAATAACTAGAAATTACGTTTCGTTTACCTACTAGAGCAGATATACCAATTAAAGGATTTATTGAAGTTCCTAACATAGTTGATCCTAAAGATTCTAATCCAATTTTTTCACCAATTTTATTCAATGCAATATTTTTTATTACGTTTGTACCCATTGTTTTAAAATCTGGCAAAGTCATACCTTCATCTACTAAGGGGGCTATACCTAAGGGTTGTAAATCGGGTTCCATTATCTTCTACCATCAGGGTTAACATCTGCTCTAAAAGTTCCAAATCTCCAAGTTTCATCTATTGCTGTATTTTGTATTTTTAAATTTGCCAATCTTCCTCTAGCTCTTGTATCTATTTTTTCTGTACTAGAGTTTATAGTAAAAGGTCCTAATTGAGAAGAACTTCCAGCATCAATAGGAAAGTTTTTTAAGAATATTGTGACTATTGCGTTACCTTGTAGATTTTTAAAGTCTGGTAAAAATCTACTTACTCTTAGCATATTTTCTCCATCTCCGTCTGTGGGTAAATCAAAATCTCCTGATTGAATGTATGCGGGTATAGCAGTCTCCGTACCATCTAAAGCTATTTCGTTAATACCAACTTCCTGAGCAAAATATAAGGATGATCCAAAAGTATTTGTTGCTCCGCTTAAATTAGAAATTGTTGGAGTTGCAGTAGATGTATATTCTGTAGCATAAGGTACATCATAGGTACTAGCATCTGCATATGAACTTCTAGCTAAAGTCATTGTAGCCCAAGTATTTTCTACATAATTATAAACTACTGATCTATTGTTTTGTACTGCTGGACTACCTGAGGGAGTGCCTGCTGGATAAAACCAAACTATTTCATTAAATAAAGAATTATGTGATCCATAGATAATTTCATTAGATGAGTAATTTATACCTATGTTTGATCCGGTGGTCGTGAATACAAAATCTTCTACAAGTGATGGAAGTAGTTTAACAGTACCATCAAATACAAAAAATCCTCCACCTGCTCCCATCCAAAATACTTTACCATCCGCATATACAGTTGCGTGTTGACCAATACATCCACAGTTAGAACCAACTTGTCTTATCGAGAAAGTAAACGGAGGACCTACAAACTGCATTGTATATGCTGCTTGGTCTGTTAAAATTAAGTTGTAGTCTTTACCAGAAACTGCTGCAACGATTTTGTTTCCGGTGTCCAGTCTAAATGTACCTGCAGTATTTATAGATGTAGGTTGATACACGCTAAAGTTTTCTTGATCACTAAATCTAATAAACATGGGATCTTGTGTAGTAGAATCTCCGATAGTTGTTTCAGTTCCAAAATGAACAACATGTCTATCTCTATCTGAAGTAATAGTAAGTCTTGTTGCTGTTGGAGCACCAGACATAATCACTGCTCTTTGTTCTAGTGGGTTTGAAACACCAGGATTCCAAACAAATGTTTTACCATCTTTTACAGTAGCAATTAATTGTTCCCCAAAGTTATCAAGTGACCATGATCCAGGATCTAGAATTAAAGAAGAAGTAGTAGTTCCTGATCCCCAAGCTAACCTACTCCAAGTTCCTGTACCCCAACCATAACCATAAGTTTGAATTGTTGGTCCTATTTCTTCATAAGGATTTATTGAAGCTCCACCTGCTGCGGACATTCCTGTACCTGTTTCAGTGGTAGTCATTTTAATAGTAAATGAATTCGTAGCTGTAGATAATACTTCAAAAGTAAAACTAGTAAAATCTGTTGTGTTATATCTTGTGACTGTTGCTTCTCTTACTGCTGCTCCACTTAAATGAGATACTGCAGTTGTACTGTTTGTACCTCTTGTACATCCAGTTAAATCGTTTGAAGATTTTCCTGTGTATGTAATTAGTTCATCACCAATCCTTACAGTACCTGCCGAAGAAAAACCTGTAGAACTTGTAAGTGTAATAGTTGTAACAGAATCATTTATAGCACCATTAAGAGTAGTAGCTTGTCCTGGTACAGTTACAGATGTAAAAGTAATATATTCTCCAACTTCAAGAACGTGACTTGTTTTATTTACAGTTACAATATCTGATCCGTTTGTAGATGTAAAAGTTGCACCAGTAACTGCTGTAGCCAAAGGTGTTACATCATAAAACTTATCTTCATAATAAATATACAAAGCTTTAGATGTACCAAGTGCAGCATATCTTCTACC